AAGTATTTTAGTGTTAAGTTTTCAGAACCGTATCAAGCAGAAGTAGAAGCTGGATATGGACACAAACCAAAAGAAGATAAAAACGATATGCCGTTTTAATTAGTATATTTGTTTTTTGATTAGGTTAATTTGTATAAGGGAAGCGTTCAGAGATGGACGCTTTTTTTTATTCACAACTATTTGTTTAAAAGTTCGTCTATACACTATTAGAAAATAATCATTACTTTTGTTTAGATACTAATCAATGAACTGGTTAAAAAAAGTTGCTAAGTTTCACAATGACTATGTGCGCATAGTTAGAAGTTATGGCGAAGAACTTTACGCTGAAGACATAGTTCAAGAAATGTATTTACGCTTAAACAAGTATGCAGACGTTTCAAAGATTCTACGAAAAGACGGATCAGTAAACCGTGCATATATTCACTTTACATTAAGAAATATATTTTGTGATTTAATGAAACAAAGAAAGAAACATCAGAAAGTAGATATACACGAGTGTAGAAACTTGGGTGTTGAATATGACTACATAGAAAAGCAAGATGCAGAAATGATGTTAGAAGCAAGAATACAAGCTGAAGTAAACACTTGGCATTGGTTTGATCAACGCATATTTAACATATATCGAAACGACAAAATATCAATGCGTGAGTTAAGTAAGCAAACACGAATTGGCACAAGCACAATATTTCACACGATTAAGTATTGCAAAGAAAGAATAAAAGAAAACATAGCAGAAGACTATGAAGATTATATAAACGAAGATTACGAAAAAATATGAGTGAACCAAAAAAGAAAACAAGAAAAAAACGAACTACTAAAAAGAAAGAACCTAAAGGAGTAGGAGACATAGTAGAAAAGGTATTAGAAAAAACAGGTGTAGCAGCAGTTGCGAAGTTTGTACTTGGCGAAGATTGCGGATGCGAAGAACGTAAGCAAAAGCTAAACGAATTATTTAGTAGAACACGAAAACCAGAGTGCCTACAAGAAGACGAATACAAATGGCTGCACGAATGGTTTACAATAGAAAGAAACACTATTAAGCCAACCGAACAACAAGCACTACTAAAAATATACAATAGAATATTTAAAGTAAAGCAAAACGCTACAAGCTGCGCAAGTTGTGTTCGTGAAATTATAGAAAAAATGCGCAAAGTTTATTTAACATACGAATAGTAATATGAGACCAAAGAAAATTAAAGACCCAAAACAATTAGAAGAAATATTCAAAGAGTATAAAAGCTACACAAAAACGAACCCAAGATTCAAATATCATCTAAACCAAAGAACAGGTGATATGGTAGGAGAACCATTAGAAGTACCATTCACTTTAGAAGGGTTTGAAATCTTTTGTTACGATAAATATAACTTCACTGCAAAGCATTATTTAGAGAATACAAACAAAGCTTACGAAGATTTTTGTACTATCTCTACACGCATACGCAAAGAAATCCGTGATGATCAAATCAAAGGTGGTATGGTAGGGCAATACAACCCAAGCATAACTGCAAGGCTAAACGCGCTAAAAGAGCAGATAGAACAAACTAATATTGAGCAACCATTATTTCCAGATGTTTCAAAGGACAACGGCAATAAATAAAATACTTGCGTTAAAAAAACGAATTAAGATTGTACAAGGTGGCACATCGGCTGGTAAAACCTATGGCATACTTCCTATCTTAATAGATCGTGCAGCTAAAACACCAAACACAGAAATAAGCGTAGTAGCTGAATCAATACCCCATCTTCGTAGAGGTGCTTTGCGTGACTTCTTAAAGATTATGAAAGCGATTCATAGGTTTGTAGATGAACGCTATAACAAAAGCCTTTTAAAATACGAATTTTCAAATGGTAGCTTTATAGAGTTTTTTAGTGCTGACGATGCAAGTAAGCTTCGTGGTGGTCGTAGAAGTATCTTGTATATTAATGAGTGCAATTCAGTTAGCTTTGAATCTTACAACGAATTATCTATAAGAACAAAAGACGAAGTATTTTTAGACTACAACCCTACTGCAGAATTTTGGGTGCAAACAGAACTTGAAGGGCAAGAAGATGCAGAGAAAATAATCTTAACATACAAAGATAACGAAGCACTTGATCAGGGTATTATAAGCCAAATCGAAAAGAACATAAAGAAAGCAGCTACAAGCAACTATTGGAAGAATTGGGTACGTGTTTATGTAGATGGCGAAATGGGTCAATTAGAAGGTGTTGTATTTAGTAATTGGAAACGAATAGATACAATACCAGATGAAGCAAGATTATTCGGTATAGGGATGGACTTTGGATATACGAACGACCCAACAAGTATAATCGAAGTTTACAAACTTAACGAAACACGAATCCTAAACGAAATAACATATCAAACAGGTTTACTAAATAGCGACATAGCAAAACTACTTCCTAAAAACGTACCTGTTTATGCAGATAGTGCCGAGCCAAAATCAATAGCCGACATACAACGATACGGCATTACAATCAAAGGTGTAACAAAAGGCAAAGATTCAATCAACTACGGTATTGACGTTATGCAACGTGAAGACTATCTTGTAACATCACAAAGCACGAACTTAATCAAAGAGTTGAGAAGCTACTGTTGGGACACCGACAAAACAGGTAAACGACTAAACAAACCGATTGACAATTTTAATCACGCAATTGATGCCGTCCGTTATCACGAAATGGAAACTTTAGGTATGAACAAGAACTATGGTTCGTATTCGATTTTATAGCACTATTACAAAAACACGAAAAATAAGTTATTAATATATGAAGTTAGATTTGTTACTACCTACATCACTAAGCGAAATACCATTATCACGGTATCAAAATTTTGTAAAGACGAAAGAAGCATCAAACGATGACGAATTTATAGCACAAAAGATGATACAGATATTCTGTGGCATAGATTTAAAAGATGTAGGCAAAATAAAAATGAAGCACTTAAACGAACTGATCACACACTTTACAAAAGTGTTTAGTGAAAAGCCAAAACTTATAAGAAGGTTTAAGATCAAAGATATTGAATTCGGCTTCATACCAAAACTTGATGAGATTACATTTGGTGAATATGTAGATTTAGAAAGCCACTTGCAAAATTGGAAGACATACCATAAAGCAATGGCAGTTATGTACAGACCAATTAAAGAAAAGAACAAAGATACTTACACGATTGTAGACTACGAACCAAACGAAGATATGCAAGAACTAATGAAGTTCGCACCGTTAGATGTAGCAATTAGTTCAAGTGTTTTTTTTTGGACTTTAGGAAGCGAATTACTGAATCTTACAATCAACTATTTACAGAAAGAACTGAAGACGATGACTTCCAGCAGTATAGCGAAAGACAAAACTTTTCAAGACAGTGGGGATGGTATAATTCAATCTATGCACTCGCTAAAGGAGATGTTACCAGATTTGACGAAGTTACAAGCTACCGACTTACTAAATGTCTCACCTATCTTACATTCGAAAAGCAGAAAAACGAAATCGAAGCAAACGAACTTAAACAACAAATGAAACGATGAACTATTTTGATATTATAGATAAACTAAAAGCACACTTTGATGCAGACCCATTAGTTACAACCGTAACGCAAGGTGACCTCTTTGCAGTTAATATAAATAAAATGGACTTGTTCCCTTTAGTTCATTTAATTGTTAATGGTGCAACCTTTGAAGAAAACGTAATAAGATACAATATTAGCATTTTAGCTATGGATATTGTAGACATAACAAAAGACGAAACAACAAATAAGTTTGAAGGAAACGATAACGAGCTATACATAATTAATACACAGTTAGCAGTTCTTAACAGGTGTTATGAGTTGTTAAGACGTGGCACACTATACACCGATGCTTTTCAAGTAGATGGCAATCCAAGTGCTGAATTTTTCACAGAACGATTTGAAAACAAATTAGCTGGTGCAACTTTAACGGTGGATATTTTAGTAAGTAATTCTATGACTATTTGTTAATGGCAGAATTTGATAACATACAAGATTTATTAAACGACTTTAGAAGCAACGTAATTCGTGAAGCTAAAAGAAACTTATCAAGCCAAAACACTTCTGGTAGATTAAGCAAAAGTTTAAATAGTGTTGTTAAAGAATCTAAAAATAGTATTCAGATTAGCTTCGAAATGGAAGACTACGGTTTCTTTCAAGATAGGGGTGTACAAGGTACGAAAGGTGGTAAAAGTTTAGATGGCTACAAATACACGAACAAAATGCCACCACCAAAAGCATTCGATAAGTGGATAGTCAAGAAAGGTTTTAATGATACAATTAGAGATAAGAAAGGTAGATTCGTAAAGCGAAAAGGTTTAGCTTTTATAATAGCAAGAAGCATATTTGAGAAAGGCATAAAGCCAACACTATTTTTTACAAAACCATTTGAAAAATTTTACAAGCGACTGCCAGATGAGTTGGTAGAAAAATACGGACTAGATATGGAAAAACTATTTACACAAATAACAGACGAAAACTTTAAAAGACTAAGCAAATGAATTTAGCACGATCACCGTTTATAGTAGAAATTTCAGAAAGTGGGCAAACAGGTTCTAAAATAGAATTGTTTTTATGGAATACAGGCAGCCAACCAGCAAACCCACAATACACACTTGAAAAACTTATACCAGCTTCAAACAACGTAAAGACGTTCTACAATGTTTCACCTTACGTTCGTGAGTATTTTACAATGGGTGGGTATAACTACGACACGGCAAACTTTTTTGACACGGCAACAAGTACAGACTATCTTGTAAACTATGCAATAAAAAGATACAAAAACGTAAGTGGCACTTATACACTTTTAGGAACTGACACAGGTCAATTTGTAAATGGCTATAGTGAATATATGGAAGGGCAAAACACGGTGAAGCAAGATGTGCTTTTAGATGAAGGCACATACTTATATCACTACGATAGTTCGTTTAGTACAACGCAAAGAAACGCACTTGCTGGAAGCTTCGATGCAGATTTAGCAGTAGGCGAAAAAATAAAGTACACAAATTTAAGAACAGGAGCAACGCAAATTTATACAATAAGTGCAGCTGGTGTAAAAGTATTCGGAAGAATATATACAGGCAACTTGGCAGATGGTAACAAAGTAGAAATGATCAACACAAGTGCAGCAGTAGTTTGGACTGCTACATTTAAGCCAGTATGTGAGCCAAAGTATAGCCCTATTGTAGTGGACTTTGTAAATAAATACGGTAGTTGGGCGCGAATGTTTTGGTTTAAAGTAAACAAACGAACCACAACCGTAAAAAGCAACGAATACAAATTCAATCCACAATCCTTGCCGTATAGTGCTACGCAAGGTGGTGGCCAAATAAAGCAATTTAACAAAACAGGAAACGAAAGCATCAAGCTAAATAGTGGCTTTGTTAATGATGGCTATGCAGAATACATACAACAGTTGATGTTAAGTGAACACGTAACCGTTTTAGATTTTGACACAAACACGAACGCTTTTCCAAGCAAGGTTAAAACACAATCACTTGTAAAGCAAACAGGTTTAAACGATGGCACTATGAACTACACACTTGACTTTGATTTTGCTTTTGATCTTATAAACAACGTAACGTAATGAGGGGAGTTTCTGTTTACATAGAGGGTGTTAAATTAGATTTGTTTCAAGACGAACAAATAAACGTGACATCTATACAACAAAACGTACAAGATATTAGCAAAGTATTTACCGACTTTAGTCAGTCGTTTTCTTGTCCAGCAACACCAAACAACAACCAAGTATTTGAACACTTTTACCAAAACGATGTAAACGCAACGATTGATTTTAACGTAAGGCGTGAAGCATTAATAGAAATTGATTTAACTACATTCAGAAGGGGTAAAATAAGCCTTGAAAAAACGGAAGTAAAAAACAACGAACCGTATAGCTACCAAATTACTTTTTATGGTGATGTAGCAAGTTTAAAAGATACGTTTGGCGAATCTAAGCTTGTAGATATTACTGCATTAAGTAGTACTGATATGAGCTACACATTTGCACAAGTAAGCGCACGAATTACAGATGATGCAACCGAGTACCCTATAAGATTCCCTTTAATAGTTGGCAGAAATTTAACTTATGGTGATGGTGCAAGTACCGACATTAGTCACGGTGCAAGTGGTTCTATACTTTATAACGAGTTGTTTCCAGCAATAGCAGTATATCAAATATTTAATGCAATACAAACACAGTACGGCATTACATTTAATGGTTTGTTTTTATCAAACGAAAGATTTAGAAGGGCGTTTTTATATTGCCAAAATGCTGAAACTTTCACTTTTAATACTAAGGCTTTGCTTGTAGATATTGCATCGGCATCGGCATTTGCATTTAATAATAATACTTCTTTACTTGCATCTGATTATTTTAATTTAACAAACGATACTTTAACACTTTCTCAATACGTACCTTCGGTTACGTTTCCAACGGTAACTTCAGCTGGTGGCACATATGTTAATGCTAAACATATTATAAATTTATCTCTAACAAATGCAACGGCTGGAGTAGATGCATTTATTGACGTTTACGAAAATGGCAGCTTAATAAATTCGTATGATGTTAGTTCAAGTAGTGCTTTACAAATTCAGCGTAGTAATGATGGTTTAAATACGTCAAGGGAATTTAAGTTTTTTATTCGTTCTAGTG